TAGGCGCTGTCAAACTGCCCGTAGACGCAACCACCGTCCTACCCTATGGCATAATACTCACCGGCCCAGCCTGGAGCATCCTGACGCGTTTAAGCGAGTCAATCGGAGCCGAGGTCGCAACAGTGGACGGCTCAATTCAAGTACTCGGATTCGATGAGTCGGCTGGCGTTGACGTGTTAGTGATCTCCCCGCTCGACGGCACGATGGTAGGTGAGCCCACCAGGAAGGACGGAGGACGGATCGAAGTTGTCACTTTCCTTGACGGACGTTATCGCCCTGGCGGTCGAGTGGCGATCCGAGACCTACCAAAGTCCGACGGCGACTATCGTGTGGAGAGCTTGGTTCACGAGGGTGATTCAGGATATGACGCCACGTATTACACGACGCTCACCTGTAGAAGATTGAGGCCAAGATGACCGAACAAGAACGACTTGAAGACCTAATCCTCGACGCCTTCACCTTGCTGGCGGGTCAAATGCGGGTCTGTATTCCAGGCTTCATTCTGAGTCAACAGGGAAGAACTGTCACATGCGCAAGCGCAATCCCATTCCGGAAGCACAACCCCGAAACAGACCGAGTCGAGGCGTATCAGCCTGACCCGATAAGCAACGTTCCCGTCTACTTCCCTGAAGGCTCAGGCTGCGTCTCCACCTATCCGCTTGAAGTTGGTCAACGCTGCCTTCTGATCATCTCCGACCGTGCCCTAGATAGCTGGAAGGCCGGGGCCTCGGGAGTTCCTTTAGACCTTCGACGATTCGACCTTTCGGATGCAGTTTGCTTCCCAGGTGGCCGTCCTCCTGCCGATCCTCTTCCTGACGCCGCGTTCTCCGACACGCATCGCGTGGAGTTCCTTCCAGGCGTTCGCGTGCTTCGTGTTGGGAGCGAGTCGGCGACAGACCCTGTCGCACTTAGTTCGATTGTGGATGCGAACTTCAGTTCCATCGCCGCCGCGATGAACGTTCTTGTGACTGCTTGGAATGCAGCTCTTCCTGCCGGGTTCGTGGTTGCAGGTGGCTTGCCGTTGGTACCTGTTTCAACCGCAGGAACTGGAAGCTCAAAGCTTCAAACGGAGTGAGCCCGGAACTCCCTCCGCACGGGACTGCGTAGGCGCAGGTCTGACCTCTCCCTCGGCGTGATACTCATACCGTCCCGACGAAAGGCGATCACGCCAGACAATGAACTCCTTGAACCTGAACTTCTTTCCAACTACAGCTTGGTAGAAGTTGCTCTTATTGGTCCCCACGAACTGTGCGAATTCTGAAAGTGTCATCGGAACCACCTCATGACGCTTCGGAAGATCTTGCCGGCGTTAATCCTGTTCGACTGGAACGCCTTGTTTGCCTCCTGAATGCATTCGAGCTCTCGGTCCCTCCTCCTTACCAGGCTCTGGACAGAAGACGCCCTAAGACGGTCGTGGTACTCCTTGAGTGCCTGGTCGTTACCCTTGACGATCGTGTTCCGAAGGATCTCGTTCTCAGCCGCCGAAAGGGTAATGACTTTGGCGGGCTCTCGTGTGAATTCGTTCATTTTTAATCCTTAAATGTTTGATAGCTGTTTCAGATAGCCTACGGTTCAGATGGCAGTGCAGCGGGCTACTGCACGTTTTGCCTCGCAAATGATCATCGTCCAGTCAGTGCTTGCTCCAAGGATGTCGGCAAGCTGGGCTTCCATTAGCTCGATGTCTTCGAGGTCTACATTTTCGATTTGGTCACTCATTGGTCGTTCTCCGTCTGGTTGATGGCGTCCGTCGCCCGTCTGAACAAACTATACGGACCCGCCGGAGATGTAAACCTTATTTTTAATCGACCGTGGTCTTTTTTTGCTACACTCGGCGTGCAAGTAATACAGGCGAGAACGACTTTGATTCCTTTTGACCTTTCCCTCAGCTCTTCCGGTGATTTGGCCTTCAACGCCCCGATCGTTAATGATGCGGAGTCCGTTGCCCGTGCAATCGAGCAGGAGATTTCGTGGTTTATCGGGACTTGGCTTCTTGATCGAACCCGCGGGCTTGACTGGTGGGCGTTACTTGAAAACAAGGTGACTGCCGAGGTTCTGGACATTAACCGAGAGCGTATCAGGGAGATCGCCCGCCGTGTCCGAGGCGTTCTCGAAGTGACCAGTGTTCTCTTGGAGTTCGACAACGATACTCTTCAACTGGTATTCTCCGTCGCGTTCGTCGCAGACGACGCCAGTCAGACAGACGTCACGTTGGCGACACCTGGCTATCAGGAAACGAATTGGCATCCGACGTCTCTTCTGGTCGAAATCAATATGCGCCCTTCATTCGCGAGCTGACATGATCGACATGACCGTTTTCAAGATCACTGACCAAGGCATCCTGGTCCCTCGTGTTGCAGATTGGCTGGACTATATCCGGCAGGAGGTCGAAGCGGACGTTAACGAAACAATCGACTGGGACGGGGCAAGCAAGGCGGTCGGAATGCTGGCTGCGATTATGGCGACGGGGCTGGGCGAAGTATCGCAGGTGACGCAGCTCGCCTTTAGCCAGAACGACCGTAACGCCGTTCGTGCTGCGTCCTTGGACAACCTAGGCTCATGCACCTTAACGTCGCGTCTAACGGCCACTCGTTCGCTTGTCGTACTTGTTTGCACTGGTGTGGACGGTACGGGCATCGCCGCTGGGAAGCAGGTTCGTGATTCCGTGACCGGCGAAGTCTGGAGATCCCGAGCAGACGCAACGATCGCGGGCGGTTCTGTGAGCGTGGAGTTTGAGGCAGTAAACTTGGGAGCAATAAGTGCAGCCCCTGGGAACGTTTCGGACATTCGTAGTGCAGTCGCAGGATGGACATCCGCATCCAATCCGAACTCCGCAATCCCTGGCCGGAATCGTGAAAACGATGCAGCTTACAACCTTCGACAGATCGCGGACCTTTCACGGGACGGCGCAAACACGGCGTTGTCCATTCGTGCAAATCTTCTGCGTGTGGATGATGTACAGGCCGTTGCAGTGATCGAGAATGACCTTCCTGAGCCGAACGTAGTTGAGGGGATACTCCTGCCAAAGAATTCTGTTGGTGTTTACGTCTATCCGCAGTCCTCAGACGTATCGTATCAGGAGCAAATAGCGGGAATCTTGTGGCGTTATGCGACCTCGGGGATATATCAGGACGGCAATGTCACTGCGAATGTTCTGGATGCATCCGGGACGCCTAAGGCGGTCCGTTGGTCGTGGGTCGCCGCCGAAGCTGTATCGATCACGGTGATTGCCTCCTTATTTCCAGGAGTCTCTTCGCCTGACACCGAGGCTCGGATCGAGGGCAAGATCAACGAATACTTTAGCGATCTGAATGTTGGTCAGGACGTTTCACGATTGGAGCTCCTTGGCGTAATCGCCAGGCTGAACCAGCCGACTCCATTGATCCGAACGGTCGCACTTCTGATCAACGCCAGCTCCTCCGGTGACGCTGCAATCGACGTCACAGAACGGGCGATCCCTGGAGCAATCACGGTGACGGCGACATGAGTGACGCGCCAGAGTTTCAGTATCGTGGGGACTATGTCGAGTGGATGCTAAAGATGCTGAACCCTCGTCGCAACCAACCGAACTTCCGGGCTCTCGTTCGAGCCTTCGCGAAAGCATGTCAACTCGCCGAAGATCTTGCATGGGATGTCTTCCTTTCCAGCCAGCTTGAAAACGCATCTGGAATCACGTTGATCTTTGCTGGTCGTAAGGTTGGCGAGGAGCTCGGTGGGCTCGACGAAGTAGAATTCCGGCGGATTATTTCAGCCCGAATTCGGATCGGGAAATCACTGGGAACTCCAGATGACTTTATCGAAATCTACAAAGCAGCGACCGCTGCGGAGTCTGTTAAGTACTTCGGCGGAAACGCTGGGTTCGTCTTGGTGGCCCATCGTCAGTCACTTATGCGGGACGAGTACGCGGGGCGAGTTTCGCAACTTATGCGACTTGCGAAGCCGGTCGGCGTCCACATGACGCTCGTCGAAGCGTTCTCCGAATCCGAATCTTTCACCTACGACAATGGTCCCGGATATAACGTGGGCCTCTACGCACGAGTTCTCTAATGGCACGACCACCAATCCTTCCCCACTTCGCTACGTCTGGCACTCTCAGGGCACGCCCAGTGGCTTTCGAAACCGACGGATACCCTGCTGGTTATATCCCTCCGGCCAACCAGCACAACTGGCAGTTTGGAGTCGCTGGGGACTGGATTAAGTATCTTGATCAACGCGCGACACCCTTCGCGACATTGGCCGACATGATCGATGCCACCGCCCCTGGCGAGTATGCATATGTCTGGCGTCAGAATGGAATGGAGTCGAAATTCCAGTTTGAAGAAACCCTGACCTATGGAACCATT